ACATAGCACCTCTAGGTGCTGCACCTGCTGATACCTCAACAGTTCCTGAAACATAATCAGTAACAGTTATAGTAATCTTGTAATTTTTACCTACAACCAAAACTCCATTTTGATTTAAGTTAGTGCTAGAACCGTTACAACTAGCTTTACCATTAGCAATAGACCAACCTGTACCCTTTACCCAATCACTATCAGTATCAAATGCACCATTAGTTACAAGTTCATCACCTGTATAAGTCTTTACAGAGTGTACCCTTGCATTACTTGTTGCAGTAGGAGTAAGTAGTATAGATGCTTTGTCTAGTACATCAGCATTATCTATTGCCTTAATAGTAGATTTAGATGCACTACCATTCTCATAGTATGTTGCTCTACCTTTTAACGCAGATAATAAGCTATCTATGGCATCGCCTAATATTCTTTTACCTACTGTTATTGCTAATCCTAATCCTAACATATTATTCTGTATATACTACTTCTAATGTAGCGTTAAACCTTGCGACAGTAGATGCTGCTGCCCCTGCCGATATAGTAATTATAATAACATCTCCTGCTGAGAATGTAGCAGAAGAACCCATAGAACCTGCTTCAAAAACATCAACATTAGTTCCACCACCACCAACTTCAGATGCAGTATCTCCTAGTTGAGTTAATGCAAATCCTGACGAACTAGCATCAGCAGGTGTACCTTTGTAAACTTTAAAATTTACAGTCTTTCCACTTGTAGCTGCTACAACACCACCAAATCCACCTATAAAACCTGCTCTATTGCAATATAACTGAGCCTGTGCAACAGCATCTTGTGCGTCATTAGTAGAATTAGTAACTACTGTGTCCCAAAGATGAGTTGCGTTTGCTGCATAAGTCGGTGCATACTCATTAGTATCAGACTTACTAAAATATCCTGTAACTCTAAATTGTTGAGTTCTTCTAAGATTGTCGTCTGCCCAAGTTAAGTTATTGCTACCGTCTTTTGTTAATACAGTATTCGCAGAAGCTGTGCTAAAGTCCTTTGGTACGTGAAGCTGACTGTTATCTAATCCACTATGTTCGTTACTTGCCATATTTTATACACTTGCAATTAATACTTCTACATCTATATCTTCCGACAAAGGGTCAACCAAAAGACTTTCTAAGTCAGTTAAAGCATCTACAAGAGTAGCGTTAGCATCACTAACAGCAATACCATCGTGAACTGTGTGCATAATGAAACTTTGACCTGCACCTACTAAGTGTGTAGCAGACATATTTGCAGCTCCATCTTCTCCACCTGCAACTTGTAAAGACAAATTCATTGGATTAGTGTCATCTAAATTAGTTACCCTAATATATCTAACATTCTCTAAATCAATAGCATTATCTGCTGTGTTTGTTGCTGTTTGAAATGTTGCTATTGTGCAATCAGTATCATCAACACAACGAACAATACGCTTAAAAACCTCTTTAATAGATGCTATTTCTAGTGTTTTTGTTCCTCCATACTGAGTACCTCCCAATGTTATACTTTCGTTAATAGTTATTGTGAGTGCTGCTGCTATTATTGTACTTGCCATATTATTATCTGTTATATCCTATTACTACTCCACTTGTAAGTGTTACTGCTGTAATGTTAAGCATCAACATTGTTCCCGCAGGAAGCGTTGTTTGTAAACCTGCTGCGTTTGTAACCTCACTATCGCAAGTTATAGAAGCAATAACAGTTTCAGTAACACAGTAAAGGCAGTAAAAGTCTTTGCTTGTATGAGCTGCTGTATCGCTAATAACCTGAATACTTTGACACTCTCCCAACATTCTCATTAAAGCAATATTGTCATCTAAAAATTCGTAAGCCATTTTATATATTTTTTATTTGTTTCTATCGTATGCCCAATTCTTTAAAGCAATATAGTTCTTGGAGTAAGGGCAATCTTTACTCACATTCTTGCCTTGTGGTTGTTTTTTTGCTCTTGCAATATAAGCAATAGCTTTTCTAGCTTCAGTTGCGTTTGCAGAAGTCCAATCAGCTTTCTTCTTAGAAAGTAGTGTTAGGTTTCTGTTTATAGCAGTTCTTCCTATACTAGCCTTTTTACTACACTCTGTTTCAGACCATCTCTTTAATTCAGAGTAGCTCATATTAACAGATGCCTTGTATTCTTTATATGTTTCATCTATTTCTTCTTGCGAAAGATTATAGGCTTCTTCGTGTTCCCTTCCACACATATAAGAACCGTCAGGCATTTGATGTTCATACCCATCAGGACAATTATCATTCTTCCTTACGGTTGCGTTACATATATGTCTTAAATAATACTTTATTAAATCCATTAGTAAAAAATTATTCCGTTCATTTTTTTAGCCATATCCCCATCTAAGTTAGGCATAGATGTATCTCCGTCTTGACCAAATAAAGGATAGTCATTGTTTTGGTCATCGTGCATTATATATGCCAACATATCATCACTTAAAACCTGTGCCTTTCTAAAAGTATCAGACTTCATTTGATTGAATTGCTCTACATTTGCAGGATTACTAAACTCGGAAACATTAACAACCAACCCTGCCGATGTAGTGTTGTATTGCATTTCATTCATAACCTCAAACCTAACATACCAAGCTAGTGCATCTTTAAGATAATGCGTTAAAAGGGTCGTATTAACAGCAGTTAATGTGCTGTTGTGGTTTTGAGTTTTAAGTTCCTCATACATATCCAAACCCAACATAGGTTTAATGTGAGCAAGTTCTGCAATAGTAATCAACTCATTACTTATTAAAGCTAAATCAGTAGCTTGATTTGTAAATGATTTTGATACAACCTCTGAAGCTGTTATTAGATTATCATATTGTCTTACGTTTGCCATTATACCTCTGTGTTTTGTCGTTCAACTCTAATTGTTTGTCTATCAGAAAGCAACAACTCTCCATCTTCAATATCAGGAAGGTCTTTGTTAAGCATTGCTCTCTGCTCATTTATAGTAAGAACCTGTTTAGGGTCTATGTCAGAAAGGAACGATATAGGTGGCTCGTAAGCAACCGTTAAATCTTCCGTATCTATTCCTATCTCATTTGTTATAACTCTCTTTATAGGGTCTAGTAGTATGTTTGTTGTATCTCTAATTACCGTACTCATAGCAAGGTCGTAAGCTATTCTAATCTCACTACCTGTATTGTTCATCTTTCCTGAAGAAACAATACCACTTAATGCAGGTTGCCATCTGTGAGCAGTAATTATGTTTTGGTCTGTTAGCTTCTGTAAATCTAAGAAGTCGCCATCTTCCTTGTTGTTTATAATCTGAACATCAGTACCTCTACTGTCGTCCCCATTCTTTACAAGGAATAATATTTTTGAATTGTTACCACTTCCTGTTAGCGTATCTTTGGCAGTTTCTACAAATTTCTCTGCTTCTGCCTCTCCAAAATCGCCATTAACAGTAACAATAGCAGAAGGACTAAATCCATTTTTAAATGCTGTATGGTTAAATTTTCCTATTTCAAAATCTATCGCTATATGCTCTAAAGCAGCTACATAGTCAGGTAAACCATAAAAGCTAAATGTGCTTTCATAATCCTTGTAATGTATTATAAATCTGCTGTTAGCTACATTAGGATAAATTGGTATTCTTTGTGTTTTTTCCTTAAACTTTCTTTGATTTGCCCAATCAGGGTGGAAATAAACGTGCTTTTTATTTTTGCTTAATCTCGCAGTCGAAGCATCTTTGTGATAAAAATTAACACCACCATCATATATAACTCCCTCAAGATAAGCATTTCCATAAGTAAAATAATCATCAGCTAATTTCTTAAAACAATCCTTTAAACTTTCTCCGTTTGCATTTACATCAGATATAAAATCCGTTAATTGCTCATTATCAGTCAAAAAACCTCCACCTGTTGTGAAAGTTGTTTTCTGTGCTAATACAGAACGATGTGTTGAAGATTGTCTTTTTAGCTCTGCTAAATACTGTGGAAAGAGATTATCTGCACCAAATGGAATCCAATCATCTCTTAATCTATCTAAGTCTTTTACCTCAGTATTTACTTGAGGTGTAGATAAGTTTACAAAAGCGTACTTAGTATTAAAACTACTCGTTATCGGAGATTTCTGAACCTTCGACTTTTTTTGCTTTTGACTTGTTCTTTTTTGGTGCTGCATCTTCTTCTTTTGTTACAAGGTCGTTGTCGCCCATTTCATAAACTTCTTTTAATTGCTCTTGCGTTGCATCTGCCCAAGCAAAGTTTAATCCACCTACAAAATATGCGTGTCCCTCTTTTAATCTTGATTTATACATAGTGTAAATATAATAAAAAGAAGGGGAATGACAAATTTCTCTGCCAAACCCATTCCTTTTTAGTTAATTATTAAGATATTGCTATTGTTCCGTCAGCAGCAGGATTAAATGTTCCTGTAAACAATCTAGGAAGTTCTCCTGAAGAACAAGTAATTGTTACTGTAACACCATTTTCATCTCCTAAAGCAGCACCTGTACCACCTTCGACAGCAGATAATCTTGCATACATTTGTTGGTTAGTAATTTCGTCTGCGTTTTTATAAGCTTTTGAAAGACCAATACAATGATTTGTACCATTATAATCTTCAGTAACTACCACTAGATTCTCATTGTTTAGTGTCTGTAATGCTCTAAAGTGTTGATTTGAACAGTTAGGAACATAGAATGAAACCGTGTGTTCAAACATAATCGTTCCACCATCTTTAGAACCACTTGTAGATAAAGAACCTGTGCCTTGCTTTAAGTCAAAAAGTAAAGCTACATTGGAACTTGTAAGACCACCAATGGCTGATATTCCGTGTGCAGTATCTGCTGTGTCAGTAAATGTAATAGCACTTACTGCTGATAATTTACCGATAGCGATATATTGTAGTCCACCTCTAATTTCTAAATCAGAAGCTGCTACTGTTAAAGTTTCTATTGCCATTTTTTTTTATTTTTAAAAGTTAAAATATAAGGGGGTGTATTGCAACCCCCTATATTATATTAATTACGCCATATTATCAGGTGTGTAGTACACAGCCAATTTAGCATCTTTCAATGCACAACCGATTGAGTAAGCTACACGGAAACGATATTCTTTGTTATCGTTAGAGTACCATTGCTCTACTGAGTTCTCGCTGAAGTCTGTTGCAACAACGAAAGCATCTTTAGTAGTTAGCATAGCTCTGTGAGTTTCAGCAGCGTTAGAAGCACCGTTGATGTTTGCAACGTTAGCAGCAATAGCTACGTCCCAATCTCTACGAACAATGATAGGA